CCAGCCATCGCTGGATTTCCCCCCCAGAAGTGCCGGATCCGAAAAGAAGAACTAACTCGTTGTGGAGAATAACAAAAATGGTCATCTGGAGCTTACAGGTGGCCATTCGTGGGACAGTATCCCTGACAGCCTACAAAACGCAATTGAAGAACGCGAGGCATCGTCTTAACGAGGCACCGAGGCGTCGCATTCTTCAGATGGTTCAACCCTTAAGTTAGCGCTTATGGGATCACCCGGAACAGCCCATGTTTTTTCGAGCGTTCATACACAATGGTCGGATCAATCCCGCCAGTATCCCAGCAGATACGGGATACCGACATTTCTGCACCATTCCGGCGGGTATAGGTTTTATTGATGGCCTCATCCACACGCAGCAGCGTCTGTTCATCGTCGTGGCGGCCCATAATAATCTGCCGGTCAATCAGCCAGCTTTCCTCACCCGGCCCCCATCCCCATACGCGCATTTCGTAGCGATCCAGCTGGGAGTCGATACCGGCGGTCAGGTAAGCCACACGGTCAGGAACGGGCGCTGAATAATGCTCTTTCCGCTCTGCCATCACTTCAGCATCCGGACGTTCGCCAATTTTCGCCTCCCACGTCTCACCGAGCGTGGTGTTTACGAAGGTTTTACGTTTTCCCGTATCCCCTTTCGTTTTCATCCAGTCTTTGACAATCTGCACCCAGGTGGTGAACGGGCTGTACGCCGTCCAGATGTGAAAGGTCACGCTGTCCGGCGGCTCAATCTCTTCACCGGATGACGAAAACCAGAGAATGCCATCACGGGTCCAGATCCCGGTCTTTTCGCAGATATAACGGGCATCAGTGAAGTCCAGTTCCTGCTGGCGGATGACGCAGGCATTATGTTCGCAGAGATAAAACACGCTGGAGGGATCATCCGGCGTCCATTTGAGGCCAAACGACGTCTCTTTATCGCCAAATTTAAGGTACTGCTCCTCCCCGCAGTGCGGACAGGCAACATGAAAACGCATAAAATGCGGGGATTCACTGGCTGCACGCTCAATCTGGCAGGTACCTCTCACTTTGGGGGTGGAGCCACGGATGGACTTTGGCCAGACCGAGCCTTCAATACGTTTGTCGCCAAGGAACGTCGGAGAGCCTTCCTGTTCAATATCCTCATCAAAGGCAGCAAGTTCATCATAACCCGCCACATCCACCGACTTTTCACGGTAGTTTTTTGCCGCTTTACCGCCCAGGCACCAGAAGCCACGACCATTGGAAAAACGCTTCATGGTGAGCGTGTTATCCCGGTGCTTTTTGCCATACCACGGAGCCAGCGCCAGCAGCAACGGAATATCGCGGATGGTCGGCTCAACGTGGGTTTTCATAAAGTTCTCGGCATCACCATCCGTCGGCAACCAGATAAGTGTGTTGCGCTGCTTATGCTCTATGAAGTAGGCATAAACACCCAACAGCATTTTGGAATAACCAACACGGGCAGACTTCACCACATTCACCTCGCGGATGTAGTCGCTGCCCATCGCATTCATGATGGCCCGCTGAAAGGGCAGTGTTTCCCAGCGCCCTTCCTGGTATGCGGATTCTTTCGGGAGATAGTAATTAGCATCCGCCCATTCAACGGCGGTCTGTGGCTCCGGCCTGAACAGTGAGCGAAGCCCGGCGCGGACAAAATGCCGCAGCCTGTTAACCTGACTGTTCGATATATTCACTCAGCAACCCCGGTATCAGTTCATCCAGCGCGGCTGCTTTGTTCATGGCTTTGATGATATCCCGTTTCAGGAAATCAACATGTCGGTTTTCCAGTTCCGGAAAACGCCGCTGCACCGACAGGGGGATCCCGTCGAGAATACTGGCAATTTCACCTGCGATCCGCGACAACACGAAAGTACAGAATGCGGTTTCCACCACTTCAGCGGAGTCTCTGGCATTCTTCAGTTCCTGTGCGTCGGCCTGCGCACGCGTAAGTCGATGGCGTTCGTACTCAATAGTCCCTGGCTGGAGATCTGCCTCGCTGGCCTGCCGCAGTTCTTCAACCTCCCGGCGCAGCTTTTCGTTCTCAATTTCAGCATCCCTTTTGGCATACCATTTTATGACGGCGGCAGAGTCATAAAGCACCTCATTACCCTTGCCACCGCCTCGCAGAACGGGCATTCCCTGTTCCTGCCAGTTCTGAATGGTACGGATACTCGCACCGAAAATGTCAGCCAGCTGCTTTTTGTTGACTTCCATTGTTCATTCCACGGACAAAAACAGAGAAAGGAAACGACAGAGGCCAAAAAGCTCGCTTTCAGCACCTGTCGTTTCCTTTCTTTTCAGGGGGTATTTTAAATAAAAACATTAAGTTACGACGAAGAAGAACGGAAACACCTTAAACCGGAAAATTTTCATAAATAGCGAAAACCCGCGAGGTCGCCGCCCCGTAACCTGTCGGATCGCCGGAAAGGACCCGCAAAATGATAATAATTATCATCTGCATGTCACAACGTGCATCTACGCCATCAAACCACGTCAAATAATCAATTATGACGCAGGTATCGTATTAATTGATCTGCATCAACTTAACGTAAAAACAACTTCAGACAATACAAATCAGCGACACTGAATACGGGACAACCTCATGTCAACGAAGAACAGAACCCGCAGAACAACAACCCGCAACATCCGCTTTCCTAACCAAATGATTGAACAAATTAACATCGCTCTTGATCAAAAAGGGTCCGGGAATTTCTCAGCCTGGGTCATTGAAGCCTGCCGCCGGAGACTGTGCTCAGAAAAAAGAGTTTCTCCTGAAGCAAACAAAGAAAAGAGTGACATTACTGAATTGCTCAGAAAACAGATCAGACCAGATTGAAGCAATTTAGATAATCGTGCAGACTACACCCCTCATATCACATGGAAGGTACTACAATGGCTCAGGTTGCCATTTTTAAACAAATATTCGATAAAGTGCGAAATAATTTAAACTATCACTGGTTTTATTCTGAACTAAAACGTCACAATGTCTCACATTACATTTACTATTTAGCCACAGAGAATATTCATCTTGTTCTTGAAAACGATAATACGGTTTTAATAAAAGGACAGGGTAAGGTTGTAAATGTAAGATTTTCAAAAAATAAATGCCTTATAGAAGCCACCTTAAAAGGATTCAAATCAGGAGAGTTATCATTTTACGAATACAGGAAAAATCTTGCTACAGCAGGGGTTTTCAGATGGATTACAAATATCCACGAAAACAAAAGGTATTACTATACCTTTGATAATTCATTACTCTTTACTGAGAACATTCAGAACACTACACAAATATTTCCGCACTAAATCATAACGTCCGGTTTCTTCCGTGCCAGAACCGGACTCGCTGGCATGATGAAATATGTGTACCCGGTAACCCCGGTGTGCATCGTTTTTGATTATTCCCACACACTCGCGCAGAAGGAGTTCCCCGTCGGGCTACGGTCTCTGTTAATACGGGAATACGGCGACGATACAGCGCATGATGTGTCAGGCTTGAATACCTTTATCCTTTAAAAGGGATATCAGTTAAGTTATCCCGTGTAGGGTATAAGCCATTATCAAAGCCACTCTGTAGGAAGTGGCTTTTGTAATGGCAATAAAAAGCCCCGCGAATGCGAGGCTAAATCCTGGTATTTGTAATGACTGGCTCTTATCTCAACGCAGCCCCTTACCGCGCGCAAAATGCTCAATATCAAGCATCAGCAATGAGATGTTTAATCTGGATTCACTCCAGAAGTGAGCACCACCCTGTCTACAGAGCCAGATGTGAAGGATGATGAGTAAAATTATCGCTATCATCGAAGGCATTGCGTCCTGATGTATTCCTGAAGCGTTCTCAGTGCTGTTTGGTCGCGGATAATTCCGTCCCGGATACCGAGAACGTTTCGTCCAGCAACTGGAGAGAGTTCGACGGTGGCATCATTGCCCATGCCGGAGGCGCTGGAGGTTTCGGCTGAGGATGGCACAGGGCATTTTCCTTTGACGAGCACCCGACCACCATTATCAAGCTTGCGCCGAAGAGCATCATTTTCAGCTTTCGCATCAGCTAACTCCTTCGTGTATTTATCATCGAGTGCATCAGCATCACGCTGGCGCTGCTGCATGTCAGTAATGGTGGCGTTCGCCTTCTCCAGTTCACTGGCCTTGTTATCGCGCTGTTCTTTGTAGGCGATTGCATTATCACGGTAATGATTAACAGCCCATGACAGGCAGACGATGATGCAGATAACCAGAGCGGAGATAATCGCGGTTACTCTGTTCATTGCTGACCCCACAAACAGATTTCACGCTCAATCTCACGACGAGTCATGAGACCTTTCCATTGCTTACCGCCAGCATATGTCCAGCGACGTAGCTGATCACATGCGCCTTTGATATCGCCCTGGTTTATTTTGCGAAGAAGCGTCGATGTTCTGAAATTGCCAGCGCCCACGTTGTAAACGAACAAGTAAAGAGCGCCGCGCGTTGTTTCCGGTATATCAACTTTTATGTACGGGTTAATTTGTCTGGCGACCGTGGCAAGGTCTTTATTCAGGAGGGCTTTGCATTCTGCTTTGGTATACGTTTTACCGAGCATGATGTCTTTTCCTGTATGCCCGTGACATACAGTCCATACACCAACAATATCTTTGTATGGTATGTAGCTGACACCTTCCAGACCATCGTTACCACTTGGGCCAGTGATTAACACTGATGCTATAGCAATTGCTCCGCCACCAATAGCAGCAGCAACGGCTTTTCGTAATGATGGAGGCATTATTCACCTCTCGCAGCCTTGCGCTTATCTTCTTTAATCTTGAAATAAAGGTTTGTCAGGTACGTCAGCAGGCCAAATACCAGGCTACCCAGCACACCTATTGCTGCCCACTGTGAGGGCGTGACTTTATCGAGCAGCTGTAAAAACCAGTAACCGGCACTACCTGCTGAGGTGCCATAGGCGACACCCGTTGTTAACTTATCCATGGATTTCATAACCCCACCTCGCAGACAAAGCGGGTGTAAATTGAGGGAATACAACGTATCGCAAAAAAGCAGAAACGTAACAGACTCGGAGTCAGTGAATAACTCAGGTATTGAGTTATCAGCTAATATCGAGACTCAAAAAATGGAAAAACCAGCTCGACGGCGGGTTTAAGCTGTGTGACGAAGTAACCACTCTTAACAGCATAACCAATTTTTTACGTACGTAAACCGCTGAATGATATTTATGAGAATGCTACCGAGTGTTCAAAACTCCACCACAAATACATAAGAAAACCTCAACAAATAACCAATAAATAATTTCAGACGTTATTTTTAGTTGATTTAAATTAAACTGCCGAATTATAGAACCCCCATAAATAACAGCCATTAATATAAATTAGCTAATAGGTTTATTTTTGTTCAAATAAGAGCCATAAATAGGTTTCGATAGAAAAAGTTCAGATAAAAATAGAGATCTACTTCACAAATTAAATGAGAAACTAAAACTTACATCTTGAAATAATCACATTGATTAGATGAATATTTATCGCGCAGTGACATCATTTTTTAATAATAGTTCAAAAAAAAGGGCTCACGATGAAAAAATTAACAGTGGCAATTTCTGCTGTAGCTGCATCAGTACTGATGGCGATGTCTGCTCAGGCAGCTGAAATTTATAATAAAGACAGTAACAAGCTGGATCTGTACGGGAAAGTTAATGCTAAGCACTACTTCTCCTCTAATGATGCAGATGATGGTGATACTACTTATGCCCGTCTTGGCTTCAAAGGTGAAACCCAAATCAACGATCAACTGACTGGTTTCGGTCAGTGGGAATATGAATTCAAAGGCAACCGCGCTGAATCTCAAGGTTCCTCCAAAGACAAAACCCGTCTTGCATTTGCAGGCCTGAAATTCGGTGACTACGGCTCAATCGATTACGGCCGTAACTACGGTGTAGCATACGACATCGGTGCGTGGACTGACGTTCTGCCAGAATTCGGTGGCGATACCTGGACCCAAACAGATGTATTCATGACTGGTCGCACCACAGGTGTTGCAACTTATCGTAACAACGACTTCTTTGGTCTGGTTGATGGCCTGAACTTTGCAGCTCAGTATCAGGGCAAAAATGACCGAAATGAAGTAACTGAAGCTAATGGCGATGGTTTCGGTTTCTCAACTACTTATGAGTATGAAGGATTCGGCGTGGGTGCAACCTATGCTAAATCTGATCGCACTAATAATCAGGTTATCTACGGTAACAACGGTCTGAATGCTTCTGGTCAAAATGCTGAAGTATGGGCAGCTGGTCTGAAATATGATGCGAACAACATCTATCTGGCCACCACCTATTCTGAAACCCAGAACATGACTGTTTTTGGTAATAACCATATTGCCAACAAAGCACAAAACTTCGAAGCTGTTGCACAATATCAGTTCGACTTCGGCCTGCGTCCATCCGTTGCTTACCTGCATTCTAAAGGAAAAGACTTGGGTGTTTGGGGTGATCAGGACCTGGTTGAATATGTTGATGTAGGTGCAACCTATTACTTCAACAAAAATATGTCCACTTTTGTTGACTACAAAATCAACCTGATTGATAAGAGCGATTTCACGAAAGCATCTGGCGTTGCTACCGATGATATCGTTGCTGTAGGTATGGTTTACCAGTTCTAATTTGATTACTAAAAGATATGTTGTGGGAGGCTTTGCCTCCCCAACATATAAGTGGCTCCCTCAAGCCACTTCCTTTAGAAGCACAACCTTGCTTCTAACTATACAAACCTTCTGTTATATATTACCCTTTATTTTTGGGGGCGTTTCAACGCCCCATTTTTAATAACTTTGGTAATGACTCCAACTTATTGATAGTGTTTTATGTTCAGATAATGCCCGATGACTTTGTCATGCAGCTCCACCGATTTTGAGAACGACAGCGACTTCCGTCCCAGCCGTGCCAGGTGCTGCCTCAGATTCAGGTTATGCCGCTCAATTCGCTGCGTATATCGCTTGCTGATTACGTGCAGCTTTCCCTTCAGGCGGAATTCATACAGCGGCCAGCCATCCGTCATCCATATCACCACGTCAAAGGGTGACAGCAGGCTCATAAGACGCCCCAGCGTCGCCATAGTGCGTTCACCGAATACGTGCGCAACAACCGTCTTCCGGAGACTGTCATACGCGTAAAACAGCCAGCGCTGGCGCGATTTAGCCCCGACATAGCCCCACTGTTCGTCCATTTCCGCGCAGACGATGACGTCACTGCCCGGCTGTATGCGCGAGGTTACCGACTGCGGCCTGAGTTTTTTAAGTGACGTAAAATCGTGTTGAGGCCAACGCCCATAATGCGGGCAGTTGCCCGGCATCCAACGCCATTCATG